GTCGCCAAACTTCGGCCGGTGCCCGCTTAAGCCGGCGTGGATGGAGACGCGTGGCTGACCTCCTCGCACTCATGGCCGTCGCCAACGTGATCGGCTTCACCGCCATGTGGCTCTGGTTTGCCGGCCGTGAACTGCTTGGCCTGACGACGGCCACAACGGAAACGAGGCGCCTTCCAAGCGCCTCGCCCGGTTCGTCGGTGGCGGTGTCGAGTCAACCGCCCGAGAACTGACCACGGCTGCCGGCGTCAAGCTCGGCCACCGTCTTCAGCGTCTCCGCTTCGATGCGCGCGGTATCGGCACGAGCCTTCTCCGCATTGGCGACCGTCAGCACCGTGTCTGCGCGGGCCTTGGCAGCCTTCGCCGTGGCCTCTTCGGCCAGCGACTGCGCCAACACCTGGTTCGGGTCGGGCTGCGCGTTTGCAGCAGCCTGCGCCATCGCCTGCGCCTCTTCCTCGGTCGGCTTCATGACGCCAGCCTGCACCAGCTGCTTGCGGAAGTAGTCGCGGACATCGCTCAGGCCCTCGCCCTCCATGTTGGCGATGGCAACCGACGTCAGCACCTGACGCGTGGTCGGGTCGTCGCTGATCGCGAGCAGCTGCGTCACCGCACGCACCGTCGCCGCACGGCGTGACTGCGAGGACGGCCCGACGTCCACGACGACATCGAAAGACGCCTTCTCAAAGTCGTTCTCGGTCGTGATGGCGCCGTCGTCGTCGACCATCGGGCGCTTCAACTCCAGCTGACCGGCCGCGCCGTCGGGGGCGATGGTCTTCATCTTGCGCCCTTCCTCGACGTACACATCGCGCGCCATCGACAGCCACACCTCGCCAAGACGCTTGAGCGCCCGCGCGAAGTTCGACATGTAGATGAACGCCTGCATGTCCAACCGCTGCTGGACCATCTCGACGGTGCGCCCGCTAACGTTGCTCTGAACCTCGTCGGCGCTGGCGGACTTGCCGAGGATGTCGGCCATGTCCTGCTCTGTGATCTGGAGCGCAGCCGCCATGGCTGGCGGGATGTTCGGCACCTTCGTGTACGCCGTCGGCCCCGCGATCGTCTGGCTTCCGTCGCCGTTGGTGATCGGGTTCACCAAGAGGTAGGGGTAGTTCTTGCGGTTGTCCTGCGCCCACTGAACTTCGTGGCCCGTCACCTGTTCAGGCAGGAGAATGGGCTTCTCGACCGCCGACATGGCGCTGATCTCAGCGAGGCGCGACAGCTGCATGTTCTTCAAGCGCTGCGCGTCCTTCGCCAGCCGGACGTGACCCATCACGCGCTCGATGTTGTCGACGATCCACCGCTTGCCGTAGACGGGGATCACGGGGATGCAGCGCCCGGCGATGAAGCCGCAGTCCTCGAGAATGCCGCCGCCACTCATGATCCACTTGTGGACCTTCTTGCGCGTCACGCGCTTCTGGCGCACCTCACGCGAGCCAGCCGCCTGGAGTTCCTTCCGCAGCTTGCCCTCGTCGTCGTCCAGTTCCTCGTCGCTGTACCGCTCCTCGCTGCCGTCGATGGACCGGAAGATGTGCAGCGTCTCGGCCTTCTCTTCGACGCGGTAGACCTCGGCGACGTAGACGACGTCAGCCGGTGCCCAGTCGAACTCCTGAAGCGTGATCTCCTTCGGCCACGACGCCGGGTCGTCGTCATACGTCTCGATGTACGCATCGCGCGTCATCGGCGTCAGCACATAGCAGGACTTCGCGTCCGCCTTGTCCTGACGACGAGAGTTGAGATCGAAGAACACTGTGGAGTCGGCGTCGAAGATGGGCTCAATGCGGATGCGCTGGTGGTCGTTCTCGTCGTCGTACTCGTCTTCTTCGCACGCACGCACACGCAACGCACCGATGCCACCGCCGACGGCTTCCTCGAACGCGTTGTCGTACGCCTCCTGCGCGTTGCTGTCCTCTTCGTCGGCGCGGAAAAGGCTTTGCACCTTGTCTGCCCACTCGTCGCCGGTGGCGCCGTCCTTCGGTCTGAATGTCACCGAGATTCGGTTGGCCCGGTACTCGTTGAAGATGCGAATCACGGCGAGGTGAATCTTGTTCACCTCAAACTTCGGCTTGTTCTCGAACTGCTCACCAAGCGGGCCTTCCCACTGTGCGCCAGCGATGGAGTAGAAGCGGCGGTCCCCGAGGGCCTGCTGTCGCTCGTCGCGCTGCGACGTGACGATGTGGTCGAACTCCCGCAGGCACTCGCCGTGGATGCGGATCTCGCGGTCGCTCTTCTTCTCACGGGCCATGGGTCACCACCTGGAGTCAACGGGAATCGGTCGGGCCTGCGCGGTCTTCACCGGCGCCCGGCGCGCACTCTCGCACGCGTAGCGTAGCGCGTCGATCGTGTGGTTGTGCTTGTCTTCCAGCACCGGCAGCACCTTCCCGGTCAGCGGGTCGGTCTTGTAGCTGTACGTTGTGAGCTCGTCGATGACGTGCCGACAGCGAGGATGGACGACGATGTCGTGCGACCGCAGCCACTCGACGCCTTCTTCCACCGACCGCGCACCTTTGACCGCCGGCATGATCTTGGGGAAGCCGTTCTTGCGCATGTGGCTGATCGTCTCGGGTCGGCTGCCGTCCGCCACGACGGGCCACCGCTCAGCGCCCGGCACCGTCAGAAACAGGGCCGGCGTGTCGACGATCTCGCACCCGATCATCCACGCTTCGTGGTCGATGTAGAGCGTCCGCCCCTCGACGTAGCAGCGCACCAGCACCGTCGGGTCAGCCGCAAAGCCCCAGTCGGCGCCAAAGCGGAAGACGGCATCCTTCGGCGCCTCGAACTCCTCGACGCGCCAGCTTCGGAAGACGCACGCCTCCGACAGCGTCAGGTACGCACCGCCCCACACATGCGCATAACGTCCGGGGTCGCGCTTGCGGTCGTACTCCATCTCGAGGCGCAGCACCTCGGGGAACCACGGGTTGTCCTGCCAGTTGACCTCACGCCGAATCGTGCCAGGTGGCACGGTTTCGCCCCGGAACATGGCGTCGACCGGGTCGGTGGCCGACTTCGGGTTCCATGTGAAGATGATCTGGCTGCCCGGCGCGCGGATGGTCGGGATCAGCGTGTCGAGGCTGCCTTGGCTCACCGCCTGGGCTTCCTCGACCCAACACACGTCGATGCCTTCCATCGACTTGACGCTGTCGACGTTGGTCCGCAGGCCGGCGAAGATGAAAAGGCTCCCGTTGGCGCCTCGGATCTCCGTCTCGAGGCTGGTGTAGAACCCGCCGAGCCCCAGCCGGCTGATCTCGTCGTCGAGGAGGCGCTTCACGGAGTCGCGGATCGACTTCTGGATCTCGCGCGCGCACAGGATGCGCAGCGGCTTCTGTGCCGCACGGAGCAATAGCGCCGTCGCCACGCTCCTGGACTTCGCCGAGCCGCGTCCGCCGTGGATGGCGAAGTAGCGCGCCGACTCGTCGAAGAGGCACGAGGCCCAGTCCGGGAGTTGTGCCTTCATGGCTTGATGAACTCGACCCTGATCGCCGCAGCGATCGGGTTGTCCGGGTCGCCCGAGATCACGTCCGGCGCCTTGCCGTAGATGCGATCAGCCATGATGGCTGCGGCTTCCTTGCGGTCCTTCGTCGTCGACTCCTTCGCCACCTGCTGCACCGCAGGCAGCACCGTGCCGTCGTCGCATGGGATGATCTCTCCGGTGGCCTGCGCCAAAAGCACGCGCAACGCGTCAGGCCCCCGCGACTTGAACCAGTCGGGGAGCTTGGGGCGTCCACCGCCCGCCGGGTTGCCGGACTTCCCGGGCGGGAAGCGACCATCTGGTCCGCGTTCCGTCGTCATCCTGCTAGGTTCCTGTCTCGCAGGTTAGCGGAATCGTGCCAACAAAACAAACCCCCTCGCACACACCATGTGTGGAGGGGGCTTGTCGCGCTGCTGTGCCGCAGACTTAGTGTGCCGTCACGGCAGGACGCCGTCAAGGACAGGCTGGCGTTTAGCGATCTCTGCCTGACGTCTTGCCTTCTGTGAGGCAGACATCTTTGCCCTTGTCTCAAGTGAAGCAACCTTCCCACGGTGAGACTCAGCAAGCTTGGCGCGATGCTCAGGGCTCTTTCTCCTGCCTTTTTGCGCTCTTGACATGTTTTCAATCGCCTTTGGCGTGTGCTTTTTGCCCAGCCACCGGAGATTGCCTTTCGTCTTTGTGTCCTGCTCTGTGGCGACAGACCGAGCAAACCATGTTGGACCGTTCCTTCAACTCAAGGCTGACTCCGCACTTGTCGCACGGTTCTCCGCTGTAGGTTGCGCCGTAGTGGATTGG